TTGAGTTGTTCGGAATTACCGAACGACTGAAGCATGGCTGCGCGATAGGCGTTCCAGCCGACAGCTTTTCCGTGTTCAAACGCGCTGTCAAAGTCATCATCCATTTCCATCGCAGCGGGCACAGATACCGGCGCTGGCGGGGCGGTGCGATACAGAAGCACATCACCCATTTCTGTTCTGGATACAGGCCATACGTCTGCATCAGAGCCAGCATTGAGATAATCAAGATTGGACTGGTCGATAACGCACACAGGCTCCGCTTCGAGCGATGCCAGCGCAATCTTCATCGCCGCCAGCGCCATCGCTGCGTCTTCGTTTACTGCGCCTGGCGTCGCATCGCGCTCTTCTTCAAGCTCCGCGATTGTCTTCAGGAGCCATTCTTTGGTTAATTCAGCCATATCCCTAATTCCCCTTGATGCTGACTTTGACGCCAACCTTACGAATCTCATCGGCGCATCTGTTCACGATACTCCGGTGAAACTCACAAAAAATTTTCGCCGACTGCGGCCCTAATGGGTGAACATCGTGCGCACTCGGAAGTACAACCTCACGCCCCTCCAGTTCAGCAATGCGCTTCTCTGCGGCATGGTATAGTTTCATCCATTCAACACCAGATGTCGCAGCTTTATCTGCGCCTACAGATTCAGCTTCTGCCAGCTTTTGCAGCTTGAGAATTTGTCTGTCTTTGGCTTCCAGCTCATCCAGCAGCGCCAGAACATCGCGAGTTTCCACGAACATATTCGGGTCGAAGTTATCGACCGCTTTCGCTGAGGCTGATTTCAGTTTGTCGATGTTGCTCATTGGGCGGCCTCCTGCTTTTCAGCCTTTAGCACCATGCGTGAACCATCATCAAGCTCCCAGCCGATTTCACCACCCTCAGCCATAACGAGCTGCCAAACCAATTGCGCGGCTTCATTTGTCACGTCACGACCTCTATCGTTACCTACTCGCAGACGCCCGACACCATCCAAATCGCGCATTTTTGCCAACTGGATTGTTTTTGTCAGCGGGGAAAATCCGAGCTGAAGTTTTGCTGTATTGCTCATGACTGCACTCCTTTGCGAAGCTCGTCGGCGAAGTTCTCAGCATCAGCAGCCATGCCAGCAGCCTCTTCAGACATCCTCATGCTTCGGCTACGCAGAGCCTGCTGTCGTTCTCGCTTATGTGCGGCAAACATCTCCACACCCTGCGCCCGCACTTCAGCCAGGAAGGCGTCGGTGGTTTGGGTTTCAACTCTGAAGTAAACCGGATCGCCGTCTTCGAAGTTACCGGGGTCATAAACCAGATTTTCATGGTCATCTTGGCTGTAGACTTCCTGACGGATAAGTCCGTGCTTGAGAGCCAACTCCTCAATATCAGCACCATCAGATGAGCCACCTTGCCAGGCGATAGAAAGCAAGGCATCGACGAACGCATTCATCCCCGCATTCTCCGCAGCAAGCGCCGCGCATCTTGCTTCAAGTGCGGCGTAGTCTTCGTAATCCACAAGACTTCCGTTTTCGTCTTCAAATACCGATGATGATCCATTCACTTCGTAACGTTTCACGCTCATACCCCTACCCTCCCCCAAACCATCAATACCCGCTTCATAGCCGCGCTGTTGCGGCATTCCTGAAATATTCCGTTTGTGCAGCTGCGCACGGAACCGCCCTGCTCTTCCGGCGTTGCCAGGCGGTAAGTCACCGTACGCCAGACCTTGCTCACCCGGACAATCTTGCGGGCACGCTCCAGATCGATGGCGTTCTTCGTGATGCAGTTGATGGTCATGCCGCACTCTGTGGCCACATCCTTCGCAGTGAAGGTCCGGTGCGTTTCGAGATAACGCAGAATTGCCTGTTTGCCTTTCATCGTCTTAGCACTCATAGTCAGCCTCCTGTTGCATCTGGCCGCTGTAGGTGAAATCTACCGGGTCCAGGCCTGAGTAGCGGCTGCTGAAGTGGTAGGTCTTTTCTGCCCCCGGCGCATGGCGGGACTTCACACAGATGATTTCGGTGATGCCTTTCAGTTCTGTGTTCGGGTTGTATTTCTCATCCCGGTAGATCATGAAAATCACATCGGCTTCCTGCTCGATAACACCGGACTCGCGGAGGTCAGCTGCGACCGGGCGCTTATTAGCACGTTCTTCGACCTTACGGTTAAGCTGAGCCAGTGCGATGACCGGGCAACGCAACTCTTTCGCCAGGTTTTTCAGGCCGGTTGCGATCTCCCCTACGCTGCGGTTCATGTTCTCAGGGTCAGACATGCGCATCTTCTGGAGGTAATCGACAATGACCACACCAAGTCCACCCAGTTTCTTGCTCATTCGCCTGGCTTCCGCTCGCACCTGATGAACGCTGAGGGATGGCTTGTCGTTGATATAGATCGGGGCTTCGATGAAATCCTTCATGCAGTGGCCGACCTTTCCCCAGGCACCGTCCATCACGCCGCTCTGCTTGCTGAGTAAATCCTCTTTGCTCACCCGGGCCCGGTGGAACGCGACTCGCTCAGAGATTTGTTCCACTGGCATCTCGAGACTGAAGAACAGCACCGGCTTTTTGTTTTTCAGGCCGACTGTCTCGGTCACGGTGGTGCTGAACATAGTTTTCCCCATGCCAGGGCGCCCGCCGACAACGATGAAATCGGTGTTGTTGAACCCGCCGAATGCGCTGTCGATGGTTGCCATGCCCAGCTCGGTTTTGTGCTTCCAGATATCGCCGCTGATAATCGACTGGATAGTCTCGAGGGACATGTCGATCCCGGTGGTGATGTGCTCGGTGCCGTAGTCGGTGTTGTGCTCGATGCCAGAGATATCCGCCTGAATGTTGCCAATGATGTCAGCAATACCCTCGGTAGTTGGTTCGGACAGCTTCTGGATCCCGACCTGTAACGCCAGGGTCATACGGCGACCAAGGTACATTTCACGAAGCTTTTCGCAGTAGGCTGCAAGGTTTGCGAAAGACGGAGTGTTTTTACTGCATTCAGCCAGGTAAGCGAACCCACCCGCACTCTCAAGAACCCCGAGTTGTTCAAGATCGCTGGTCAGCGTAAGCAGGTCTATCTTCGAACCGGATTCGTTGAGTCGCTTATATGACCGCAGAGCCACTTTATGGGGCGTTGCTGTGAAGTGGTCCTCAGTCAGCCCCTCAATCGCATCGGTAGCCATGTCGGCGCCATCTGCGCGACCTGCTGCAAGCATTATTCCGCCAATGACGGCCTGCTCAACGTATAAATCAATAAAACGGCTCATGCTTTGACTCCCTTGCGCTCACGGTGCTCGTTGATGGCCTGCTCGTAGACAGATCCCCAGTTCTTCGGATTCAGTATCCAGTCGAGAGTCAGCCATGGCTGATCGCCTCTGGTGCCGAACAGGGAAGACTTGCTAATCAGCTCGAAGGCCATTCCCATGTGCTTCAGTTCTCGCCAGTTGCCCTGGGTGGTTTTGCCGTTCCACACAGCTTCCAGGTCTCGATAGGCCGGACGGCGGCGGTTCCACTCATGCAGCGAAACGGCCTTCGAAGGGAATTTTTCATTCCAGAGCTTGATGATCTCTTCGTGCGGACAGGCTGCCGGGTTGCTTCCCTGACCATCTGCCCATATCAGGGCGTCTGACAGGTATCCATCAAAGCGGGTCATTCGGCAAAGGTTCTCTGGCTTGAAGCTGTGACCCCAGTTCACATGGGCCCAGCGGATAACGAGTTTCAGCTCTTCAGCGGTGTAGCACTGGTCTTTGCTCTTCACCGTGGAGAGAGCTTTCTCAAAAGGTGCCAGCGCTGCACAACGGCTACCCGTTAGCTCGTTGAAGTAATCCATCACTTCCTGAGCGAGTGAGTTTTCCCCCTGGGGGGATTTAGGGGGATCTTTTCTTTCTTTCTTTTGAATAGTTTCTTTTGTGTTTAGCTGAGTTGGCTTATGGGTATTAGCTGACTTGGCTAATGTTTCATTAGCTGTTTCGGCTAATGATTTGCCATTTTGGATAATGCTGAAATTCCAGTCAGAAATCACCTTATTCACCCCGATCGCCAGGCCGTTGGTAACGATGATGTTCATTGCAATCATCTCGTTCTTGGCCTTGCAGACATGCGTATGGTGAATGCCGGTCATTGCTGCAATCTGGGTATTGGTAATGCGGTCAAACTTTTTCCCGAAACCGTAAGTTTTGCGGATCACCGCCAGAACGACCTTCAGCTGGCGAGCCGTTAAATCAGCAGCCATAACAGCTTCCAGCAGCTCGTTAGCGATGCGGGTATACCCATCATCGATATCTGCCACCTGACGCTCCACGACCGATACAGACGGTCTGAAAGGTATTACTTTTGCGAGGCTACCCACGGCCACTCTCCTTACGTTTCAGTTCTTCCAGGATGGCGCGCATCTTCTCTGCCACAATCGGGTTAACCGAGCGGATGAAGCGGTCGCGGGTTATGTTTTTATGTACAGCGGTATGGTAATAGCGTGGTTTTTTTGCCATTATTCCTCCTGCAATGAGTGCACACGATTTGCATTTGAAGGCCAGTTCTGTTCGCGCAGACTGGCTTTCGCCATTTTTGATACTTCCCATCACATAACTCCCGGCGCCATAGCGGCCAGACTTGTCACCACCGCAGCGATTGATTCAGTTGGCAGGAAGCGCAGCAGTGCTTCAGCAGCTTCTCTCACCTCTTTCTCAAGGCGTTGTATCGGCTGACCAAGTAACTTCGCCTGATGCGCTTCAGTGCACTCTTTCATGGCCTCGGCTATCAGTTCGGCCTCAGTCTTTGCGACCAGACCGAACTCTCTCGCCACTTTCTCGTTATCCCGCGCCATCACGTCGATAATGACGGGGATCAGTAGCATCAACCCCTTGTCGTTCTTCGGGCCCGGATCGTTAATCATCCGGAAGAAGTTCTGCTTCGTGTTGTGTTCAGAACCTGCCAGTAACAACCCCTTCCCGCCGCGCGCCAGCCACTCTTTCGCAACCAGCTGAGAAATGTGAACCTGAGACTGGCCCGGCGTAGCTTTTTGCCAGGCCTTAACTGCCTCCCGTATTCGAGTTAGCTTACGGTTATTACGCGGAACACTTTGATAAATCGAAATCAACGGACGTTGTTCAAGTCCGGTACTCTGTTGATACGCAAGTGAATGCATTGCTTTCCCTTTCGTGGTTAGGGCCGCCAATTAGGCGGCGTTGTTGCTGATTGGTGGAAAAACGTCATCA